CTCAGTTTCAACCGACAGGCAAAGGCGGCGGGATACAAACACAGGGCGACCTTGGGCCAAACATGACACCCCCGCCACCTACTGGTTTGTTCCCACCACCCACGGCAACGACTGCAATGCCGGGACTACCCGATAACTTTGGACAGCCCGGTGGCCCCGGATATAGACCGACCGGAACCGAAGGAGACGTTGCACCCACGGCACAGCCACAGCCACAGCCAGCAATCCCTGAGTTTTTAAGGCCGTATATAACTAATATTGCGGAAAGAAGGCCAAGACCCCCACAAGGTGTGCGTGTGCCAAGACCTGTGGCAGGCGGTGCGCCGCGTCCGCAACCTGAATTTACTAGCGAAATGTCTGGTGTTACAAGGGCAAGAACTCCTGCTGAGATGGCAATGCTGAATAAAAGGCAACAGGAACTAGATGCGTTTGCGGCACAGCAGGCCGACCTTGAGGCTCGCCAAAGTGAATATGACAAAATGTTTGGCGGCTTGACTGAAGAGCAACAGGCTTTCTTTGGTGACCAACTGCAAGGCCCACAAGCCCAACAAGACCAAGCATATGCGGATTTTTTACGAAATCAATTAGGCTCCAATAGATTCAACCAGAATTTTCTAAGCAATATATTGCGAAACAGAGTACCGCTAAGAAACGACTTTTTGGGTGACCAACTACAAAACAGAGTGCCACCACGAACGCCATACGCTCAAATGCGTCAGCCATTTAGACCTATGTTTGGTGGCCCGCGTATTGAAGAACTGCAAGGAACCTAGAATGTGGCAGTAGAAAAGAAAATGGAACCCTCTGACATAGAGGTTGAGGGTGGAGAAAACATCGAAATAGAGGTTGTTAATCCAGAGGCTGTATCTGTGGAAACAGAAGACGGCGGAATGTTGATAGATTTTTCTGGAGAAATTACAAACGAAATACTCGGCCCTAGCCACGATGCAAACCTTGCAGATTTTTTAGATGAAGCAGACCTACAAGCTATGGCATCCGAGCTTGTCGGTGATTTTGACGGCGATAGAATGTCCAGAAAAGAATGGGCAAGAAGTTACGTCAAAGGGCTAGACCTTCTTGGCATGAAGATTGAAGAAAGAAGCCAGCCGTGGGCGGGTGCTTCTGGCGTCTTCCACCCAGTGCTTACTGAGGCAGTGGTAAGATTTCAAGCGCAGGCTATGGGCGAGTTGTTTCCTGCGTCTGGCCCTGTCCGCACCAAAGTTGTTGGCAAGCAAACAATAGAAAAAATACAACAAGCACAGCGTGTCGAAAGCGAAATGAATTATCTCCTGACCGAAGAGATGACAGAGTATCGCGATGAGCTTGAGCAGATGTTGTTCAGGCTACCGCTTGCGGGGTCGGCGTTTAAAAAATCTTACTATGACCCAATCAGAAAACGACCAGCGTCAATGTTTGTTCCGGCAGAGGACTTCGTTGTTTCTTATGGCGCATCTGATTTGGCTACATGTCCACGATACACACACGTTATGAAGAAAACCTCAAACGAGGTTGCTGAGTTAATTTACAACGGCTTTTACAGGGAGGTCGAACTACCAGACCCAGAGCCAGACTACTCAGACATTCAGGAGAAATATGACGAACTTGATGGCGAAGCGGCAGTAATTGAAGATGACGACAGGCACACCTTGTTGGAAATACACACAGATATGCTTATGCCCCCGCCATTTAATGAGCCAAATGGGTTAGCCTGTCCGTATGTTATAACGATAGACAAATCGTCTAGGACGGTTCTGTCTATTAGAAAGAACTGGTATGAAGATGACCCCGAAAAAACCAAGCGACTACACTTCACCCACTATAGATACCTACCCGGACTCGGATTTTATGGAACCGGACTCATACATCTCATCGGTGGCCTCGCGAAAAGCGCCACTTCTATATTACGGCAACTCATTGACGCGGGAACGCTCTCTAATCTTCCGGCTGGCCTCAAGGCTCGCGGGCTTCGCATTAAGGGTGATGACTCGCCGCTAATGCCCGGTGAGTTCCGTGACGTTGATGTACCCGGCGGTGCAATCAAAGACGCGATTACATTTATACCTTATAAAGAGCCATCAGGCGTTTTGTATCAGCTTCTAGGAAATATTGTAGAAGAGGGTCGGCGTATAGGCTCTGTTGCCGATGTTCAGGTGGGGGATTTAAACAATCAGGCTCCTGTTGGCACAACCTTGGCGCTGATGGAACGGTCTATGAAAGTGATGTCTGGTGTGCAGGCACGGTTGCACTCATCACTGAAGGCAGAGCTTAGACTAATTGCAAAAATAGTATTTGATTTCATGGGGCCGGAATATGCCTATGAAACCGAACAGGAAGCAAATCGCACAGAAGATTTTGATGGCAGAGTTGATGTTATTCCCGTTTCAGACCCAAACGCATCTACGATGTCTCAAAGGGTGATGCAGTATCAGGCGGCATTACAGTTAGCCCAGCAAGCGCCACAGCTTTATGACATGGGCAAACTGCACAGGCAAATGCTTGAGGTTCTTGGCATCTCGGATGCAAAAGAGATAATCAAGCTACCTGATGAGGTATCACCCGCTGACCCCGTTACTGAAAACATGCGTATCTTGCAACAAGAGCCAGTCAAGGTTTTCAAGTATCAAGACCACGAAGCGCACATCCAAGTGCATATGGCCTTTATGCAAGACCCCAAAATACAGCAGATGGTCGGGCAATCTCCGTTTGCACAGGCAATACAGAACTCTATTACAGCACACATCACAGAGCATGTGGCTATGCTGTATCGTAACAAGATTGAACAAGAGCTTGGTGTGGCTATGCCTGATGAGGACGCTCCGCTCCCAGAAGATGTAGAGCTTGAGTTGTCTCGCGTTGCCAAAGAAGCCGCGCAAACATTGCTAGGTAAGAGTCAGGCAGAAATGCAGGCACAGCAAGCCGCCGCACAACAGGCTGACCCGTTAACACAAATCCAGCAAGCAGAACTAAAAATGAAGCAAGACGAGCTTCAGCACAAAATCAGCATGGATATGCAGAAGTTTGAGCTAGACAGGCAGTCCAAAATTGCAAACATCGGTGTTCAGCGAGAGCGGATTGAAAGTGAAGAGGACAGAGAGGCGGCAAGACTTGCCTCGCAAGAAAGAACAAAGGCCGCAGAGGTTAGGGTTAGGGGCGCAGAAATTGGTGCAAAACTAACTTCAGAAGAAGAAAAAAACAAAACAGCAACTAAAAAAATCAGAGCAGACCTTTTGAAAGAAGGTCTGACTACAGGAAAGAGTTTAGCGGATGACGCGACCAACGGTGAATGATTTGGATAAGCGGGTTGCAGTTCTTGAAGAGGTCTACGAAGAGCGGTGGCTTGAAACCATAAATCGTATAAAAAGATTAGAGGCTGTTCTTGTCGGTTCGGCAGGAGCAATAATTACTTTATTGCTGGTGCAAATAATTAATGTCTGACCCTTATCTAGAAGTTATCAGAGCCAAGGTGCGTGAGTATATGAACGAGTGTGCAGACCATCTCGCTGGTGGTGGCGCACAAGACTTTGAAGAATACAGATTCATATGCGGCAAGGTGGAGGCACTCGCTTTGATTGAGCGAGAAATATTAGACCTCACCCAAAAAATTGTAGACGAGTAGTTGCAAAAATAAAAAGTTTCATATAACTTTTCACCTACGAGGACAATCCTCGCAAGGACTGCGGGCCTTTCCCGTTGCAAGGTGAAAATATGTATTCTGCTGATATTAAAGATTTGGATATAGAAAGACTTAAAAAGTCTGACACATTTCCGCACCCGACAGGGTATAAACTGTTAATCGCCATGCCGACCCTAGAAGAAAAAACTGAGGGCGGCGTTTTTATTCCTGATAGTTTACAGCAAGCCGAAAGCACAGCTTCCGTTGTTGGCTGGGTAATACAAATGGGTGACTTGGCTTATCAAGACGAAGATAAGTTTCCTAAAGGCCCGTATTGTAAAGAAGGCGACTGGGTAATATTTCGCTCTTATTCTGGAACAAGATTTAAGATGGGGAGTGAAAACCAAGAGTTCCGCCTAATAAATGATGACACTGTTGAGGCAGTTGTTGCAGACCCAAGGGGAGTTAAAAGAGTATGAGCGAGACAGCAAAAGAAGAGATTGTAGAAATCAACACGGAACCACAGACCATATCTGTTTCAGAAGAAGATATGGAAATTGAGGTTGTTGATGACCGTCCAATGGAAGACCGCGTACCGCCCCGCGCTGAAGAGGAGCCTTCCCTCAGCGATGATGACACAGATGACGAGGCGGCAGAGTATTCTGAGCGTGTGCAAAAGCGTATTAAAAAATTAAAATATGATTATCACGAAGAGCGCCGCGCCAAGGAGTCAGCAGACCGAGAGCGAGAAGAAGCTGTAGGGTTTGCACAAAGGGTGTATCAGGAAAACCAAAACCTTAGAAACACTTTAGCGCAAGGTGAGGGCGTTCTTTTAGAGCAGACCAAAGGCCGTGCAGAGGCTGATGTCGCAAGGGCCAAAAAAGAATATAAGGATGCTTTTGAAAGCGGTGACCCAGATGCAATTACTGAGGCACAAGTTAATCTAACTAACGCACAGGCGGCACAAATACAGGCAAATCAGTATGAGCCTGTATATCAAAATATGCCCGCCCCCCAACCTCAACCAAAAAAAGTTCAGCGCCCTGTTCACAAACCAACAAGTTTGGATATAGAATGGGCAGAACGGAACCCTTGGTTTAACCGTGACAGTGTTATGACGGGTTTTGCACTAGGAGTGCATGAAGACTTAGTCAAATCTGGCACGAATCCATTGGAGACACCTGAAAAGTATTATCGGCAGTTAGATGCTGAGTTACAAAAAAGGTTTCCAGACAAGTTTGACGGCGGCGAAACAGAGGATGCACCCCGCAATCAAACTGGCAACGTGGTAGCCCCCGCACAGCGGAGTGCAAGTAAATCACGCAAGGTGCAACTAACCTCTACACAGGTCGCTCTCGCCAAGCGAATAGGGATTACTCCTGAACAATATGCGGCGCAAATGTTAAAATTGGAGCAAGGTAATGGCTGACAGAGAACCACGCACAAATAAAACCAGAGAGAAGGCACAACGCAAAACGACTTGGAAAAGACCGTCTGCGTTGCCCGACCCAGACCCACAGGCTGGGGTTGAGTATCGTTGGATACGCACAAGCACGCTTGGCTCATCCGACAATAAAAATGTTTCTTCTCGGTTTCGTGAAGGCTGGGAGCCTGTTCTTGCATCTGAGCATCCTGAAATGCACGTTATGCCCGATGTGGATAGCAAGTTTGAGGGAAATGTAGAGGTTGGTGGGTTGTTACTTTGCAAAACTTCAACCGAAAATGTCGAAGCACGAAAAGATTATATGAACGACCAAAATGCAAAAGCTATGGAGGCCGTAGATAATAATTATATGAGAGAGTCAGACCCGCGTATGCCTTTGCTTCGACCGGAAAAATCAACGCGCAGTACTTAGAGCAGGCTCTATGAGCCTTAGTGTAATTTTGGATAAGGAGAAGAAAGATGTCAGCAAGTGCGGCACCTTTTGGATTGCGACCAGTCGGACGCCTAGACGCAGGCTCCCTTGAGGTTATGCGTCAGTATCCTATTGCCTCCGGTTACGGCACTGCTATTGCGGCAGGTGATGTTGTACATCTCGTAGACGGTGGTTCGGCTACAACGATTGAGAAACAATCCGCTACTGGCGATGATTCGACAGAAATCGACATCGTTGGTATTTTCATGGGTGTGTCTTATACAGACCCAAACACAAGCCAAAAAACATTCAGCACGCTATATCCCGCAAGCACAACTGCTTCGGACATTATGGCTTATGTTGTTGACGACCCAAATGTTCTGTTTGAAATCCAAGCAGATGGTGCGCCAACAAGCGCTGATGATGTTTATGGTAAAAACACGTTGTTGGTTCAAACAGCACCGAATACTTCACTGAAAGTATCACGGGTTGCTTTGGATGCTAGTGAACTCAGCACAGATGCTCAAAACCCAATCCGCGTAATTGATTACAAAGGTGGGCATGAGGGTGACGAAAAAGGAACCTCGTTTCCTGTTTTTGTGTGCAAGTTTAACTATCACCAGCACTCATCAGCTACTGGCTCAGGCTAAGGGGGTTTAAGTTATGGCTATAGCAAGACCACAGTTACTTAAAGAACTCTTGCCGGGACTCAACGCTCTGTTTGGGCTTGAGTATGAGAAGTATGAAAACGAACACTCAGAGATTTACGAAACCGAATCATCAGAGCGTAGCTTTGAAGAAGAGGTCAAGCTCTCTGGATTTGGAGCCGCTCCGGTCAAGCCGGAAGGTTCTTCGATTTCATTCGACACAGCGCAGGAGTCGTTCACGGCCCGTTACAACCACGAAACAGTGGCAATGGGCTTTTCAATCACAGAGGAAGCGGTAGAGGACAATCTGTATGACAGCTTGTCTGCACGTTACACCAAAGCTCTGGCTCGCGGTATGGCATATACCAAGCAGACCAAAGCGGCGGCGTTGCTGAATACTGGTTTTGACACCTTCACATCAGGTGATGGTGTTACTCTGTTTAACACTGCTCACCCAACTGTAGCAGGGGGTAGCAACCGCAACCGCCTGTCAACAAACGCAGACCTTAACGAGACATCTCTCGAACAAATGGTAATTGATATTGCCGCTTTTGTTGATGAGCGAGGTCTTCTTATTGCGGCCCGCCCGCGTAAGATGATTGTCCCGCCTGCTCTGATGTTTGTAGCAACAAGGTTGTTGCAGTCGGAAATGCGTACAGGCACCGCTGATAATGACATCAATGCCTTGGTAAACAACGGGTCAATTCCAGAAGGCTTCCGTGTTAATCACTATCTGACTGACACAGATGCTTTCTTCCTGACCACGGATGTACCAAACGGTATGAAGCATTTTGAGCGTACGCCAATGACAACTCAAATGGATGGTGACTTCGACACTGGCAATGTTCGCTATAAAGCACGCGAGCGTTACAGCTTCGGTGTCTCCGACCCACTGGGTATGTTCGGTTCGCCCGGAGCATAAAAAGTTTGAAATAACTTTTTGAGGGGGTGGCAGTTGCCGCCCCCTTTTTTATGCGGTATGATTTTTTATCCCTGACAGTTACATGGTGTAGCTGACACTAGCCAAGACAGGAGATAGATATGGCTACTACAACTTTTACGGGGCCAGTGCGCTCTGAAGGTGGTTTTACATCAATTAGTAAAAACGCAACGACTGGTGCGGCTACAACGCTTTCAAGCATTAGCTCCACTGGTGTCTCATCTTTTGATGCAAATACTCTCGCAACCGAAGCCGGAACAGGTATTACAGGCGGAACAGGCACGATTTATCGTAGCTCTGTACAGCGCATAGGTGGAATTATTACCACCCGTATTCTTATTGACCTGACAGGTCTGCGCTCAACTGCAAGCGGCGACATCATTGGCGTAGATGGAACTTCCAATGTATGTCACCTTGGTCAGATTACAGCCGCTCAAAACGGCACAATCCTGACAGGTAGCATGGAGTGCTTTGAAGCGCCCACAGGAGGTGACCCAGACATCAACGTACATTCGGCAACAGAAAGCACGGGCGTTGAAGATGGAGCTATTTCCAGTTTGACAGAAACCCTTTTGGTAAACGCAGGCGATGCCACCCTTGGTAGCAAGGTGTACTTCACGGCGGTGCCAGCGGCTGATGAATTTTTGTATCTCACATTAGGTGATACAACTGATGCCGATTACACTGCGGGTAAACTCTTCATCGAATTAATGGGCTACGCGGCTTAACTTAGAGGGGGGCGGTGTCCCCTCTCTTTTTCAAAGGAGTTCAGCATGGCACACACAGATGTATTTGCAGTAACTAAAACAGCAGATGCCACGGTATTTGCTAGTCGTGCGCGAGTGCGTCAAATACATGTCAAGACAGCAAGTTCTGGAAGCCCTCAAGTAGTGCTGAAAGACGGAGGGTCGAGCGGCACATCACTTATTGATGTGTCGTTTGCCACCTCTTCAACTCACGCTGTAAACATACCAGATAATGGCATCTTGTTTGAGACTGATGTGTATTTGGATTTGACCAACTGCGATAGTGTAACAGTGTTTCTTTCATAGGTAACGTAATGGGGAAAAAAGAAAAAAACTTATTAGGTAGTATTTCTCCTCTTTATGGAGCAGTCACAGGTCGAGGAGCTTTTGGCAAACTTACTGAAGGCGGGCCGGGGTTAATTGGATTGATGAGCAGTCTTCGAGATAAAAAAACAGATGACGAAGAAAAGGCAAGAAAACAAAGAATGATGACCCCCAACATGAAGGCGGCTCAAGACGTTAAAAGGATGGCGGCTGGCGGTAGAGCAAGAAAGCGCCCCCTTGATGGCATAGCTACCAAGGGCAAAACCCGCGCTCTGTACTAATGTCTAAGACTAAGTATCCCGGCGTTACCAGAACGCCAAGCGGCGGTATTAAATACCGAGGCACAACCTTTGCTGGATTTAACAAACCCAAAAGGTCAAACCGCGCTGGTAAAAAGGGCATGGTTCTAGCCAAAGAGGGCGACAAAATAAAACTCATCCACTATGGCGATAGCTCTATGGGACACAATTATTCTGCGGCGGCACGCAAGAGCTTTAAGTCGCGGCATGGAAAAAACATAGCCAAAGGCAAAATGTCTGCGGCTTATTGGGCAAACAAAGAGTTGTGGTCAAAAGGCGGCTCTAAAAAATCACCACCTAAATCACAGAAACACAAGAAGTATGGCAGGAAAAAGACATGAAAGTAGGTAGAAAAATCGGTTGCCCCAAAAAACCTATTGCTATGAGCGGGGGCGGGCTTGCACAGAAAAAAGTAGATGGCGTTATAAAGGGATTAAAAAAAGCCAGCAAACTACACGCCAAGCAAGCAAAAACTTTAGGAACTTTAAAGCTAAAGAGTGGCGGCAGTACGGGGAAAAAAAAATCTAAGTCTAAGGTAAATGAGGCTGGAAACTACACAAAGCCCGCTATGAGAAAACGAATATTTAACCGCATCAAGGCTGGCGGAAAAGGCGGGAGGCCGGGCCAGTGGAGCGCAAGAAAGGCTCAGATGCTTGCCTCTGCCTATAAAAAAGCAGGGGGCGGCTACAAAAATTAGGCAATGATATGGAACCTATCAGCACTGCATTAACTGGCATCGCTTTGGTGCAGAAGTCTGTTGAGTTCATCAAGCAGAACATCTCTACAGCTAACGACATCAAGGACATAGCTGGCGCTCTGGACGGTTTGTTTGCAGGCGAAAAGCAAGTACAGCAAGAACGATACGGCAATAAGTCGATGCTTGGTCAAACCAAGGACGCCGCGCACAGCGTTATTGATGCCAAATTAGCTAAAGAGCAAATGGACGAAATGAGACAACTCATCAATGCTCGCTTCGGCCACGGCACATTTCAGCAGATTATTGCGGAGCGCAACAAACAAATAAGAGAAGAAAAAGAAAGAATTGCTGAGGCCAAGCGTATAGCGGCAAAAAAGAAAAAAGAACTGCAAGATATGCTATTAATGTTTGGCATAGCGGGGGGCGTTGCGGTTATCTTTGTGCTAGCGGTTGTGGGGTTTGTTACCCTTAGTTAAAAGTTATATGTAACAAAAGGCAGTCTTAATATGGCAAAGGCAAAGTCACAAAAAAGTTTAGATAGTTGGACAAAGCAGAAGTGGCGAACAAAGTCGGGTAAGCCTAGCACGCAAGGGTCAAAAGCAACGGGCGAAAGATATTTGCCCAGCGCGGCCATCGTTAATATGTCAGCAAAAGAATACGCGGCTACGACTAGAAAAAAACGCGCAGACACTAAAAAGGGCAAGCAACACTCTAAGCAACCCAAAAGAATAGCCAAGAAGACGCGAGCATATAGGAAAAAATCCTAATGCGCGGAAAGAACAGAAGGATACCAAGGAAGAAGGGACAGCCCGCAAGGTCAAAAAAACACAGTGACCTGTATACGGATGAAAACCCACGCGGTACAATACACGGGTTAAAGTTTGCAACTGTTAAGGATGCAGAGGCAAGCGTACGAAAAATCAAAGGCAGTGGCCGCACTCACGCCCACAAGATACAAGCGGCCATAGCTATGGAGCAGAGGGCAAAGGCGGCAAAAAAGACTGGGCCAAGCGCCGTGTATAGAAAGTACATAAATTCTATGAAGAAAAAAACGGGGTAAGCAATGGCTGTTGTAACACCAGATTTGCCAGAAATATTTGAGGAAGCCTTTGAGAGAGCGGGGCAAGAGTTGCGCTCTGGGTATGACCTCAAGACTGCCCGCCGTAGTTTTAACCTATTAACTTTGGAGTGGCAAAATCGTGGACTCAATCTTTGGACTATTGCGAGCGGTACGCAGTCGCTTACCGCAGGCACTGCAACCTATACTCTCCCGTCAGACACTGTTGACCTTCTGGAACACCAGTTACGCACGGGCAGTGGAACCAATCAAAAAGATACAAACTTGGAGCGCATCAGCGTATCAACGTATGCTCAACAAAATCAAAAAAATATTCAAGGGCGACCCACCCAAATCTTCGTAGAAAGACTAGCGGGGTCAACACAGGTAACCCTGTGGCCTGTGCCAGATGGGACAGAAACCTATACTTTGTTTTATTATAGGCTAGAAGGGACGGACGGCTTGTCTAGTGGCATCTCTGGCACGACAACAAACTTTATACCCCCTAGGTGGGTTCCGTGCCTTGTAGCAGGTCTTGCTTATCAAATATCAATGAAAAAAGCGGGTAGCGAACAGCGGGCGGCGGCTCTTAAAGAAGAGTATGAGTTCCAATATCAATTAGCGGCAGGCGAAGATGCAGACAGAGTGTCTGTTAGGTTTGTGCCGTTTAACTCTGCTTTTGTGGAGGGCTAGATGTACGCAAGGGGCAGTAAGGCTTTTGGGTACTGTGATAGAACTGGCTTCCGTTATCCATTAAAAGACCTCATTCCAGAGGTACAGAACGGCGTCCGCACAGGATTGCTTGTCGGAAAAGATGTTGCAGATGGCGACCACCCACAAAATTTTGTAGGTAGATTGCGAGTATCAGACCCCCAATCTTTACGCGACCCTAGACCTGATAACAGCGTAGACAGCGCATTTGGATACAATCCTGTGGGCGGTTTATTTACAGACTTAGTGGCGGCTGTAGGTGGTGTAACAATTAAAATAACAACAACTACTACATACATAGTAACAGTTGTGGGTGGGAACCCATCCAACCATCCTTATTATAATTTTGGTTCTACAAATAAATTCGCTATAGATGGCTCCACTGATTTGGCAGATGTAACCCTAAGATTGACTGAGGGTCAAATATATAGGTTTGACCAATCTGATAGTAGCAATTCAGGACATCCATTAAGATTATCAACTACCCCCAATGGAACGCACGCCGGAGGTGTAGAATATACAACAGGTGTAACAATAGTTGGAACGCCGGGTTCTTCTGGAGCCTATACTCAAATAGAGGTAGCGGCACAGTCTCCGACATTGTACTATTATTGTAGTAATCACTCAGGAATGGGCTGGGAAGCCTACACTATTTAGGAGGTAGTTATGGCACGAGAAAAAAGAAAACCACCCGCAAAGAAAAGAGGGTTTTTCCAACGCTTGAGAGATAGGTCATCTAAATTGCGAGCAGAGAGGAAGGCCGCACGGAAAGACTTTGAGGCAAAGCGGAAAAAGAAGGCAGAGTTCTTTAGAAGCAGAAGCGGTGATACAAAGGCTGACCCAGTTCAGGTAGCGAGCGGCAGGAAATATACAGTTAAATCAGGCGACACGCTTTCTCAAATTGCAAGAAATTATGGCGTAAGTCTCAAGGCTCTTAAGGACAACAATAAAATTGAAAATGCAAATCAGATTAAGGTTGGCCAAAAACTAAAAGTTCCGGGGAAGTTAAAGGCAAAATCTACAAATGTCTACAGAGACACAGACCTGAGTAAGATAACGAAGAACCCAACGCAGGCTCAAGTAAAAGCACAGAAGGCTAAAAACGTAAAGACTGACGCCAAGGTAAAGGAAGGAAACCTGAAGCGTATCGGTATCAATGCTGATGGCACACGGAGAAAGAAGGCAGGCGGCACTGTAAAGAAAATGTCTGCTGGTGGAATGACCTCTCGCGGCATGGGCGCGGCGACCAGAGGCGGTAAATTTAAAATAAGGTAACGCGGATATGACATCAAAACTATCAAGCGCAAGCTCATACTTGAGGGAATCAAAGCGCGAATATGATGACTCTGTTGAAAAAGGCGCGGTGAAAGCCAGTGCCGCCTCTCAAGGTCGGCTTGATGATGTGGGTCATTTCGACAGAAAGCACACACTCAGAAGGGCAAGAGAGCGACTTCGGAAAGAAGTTAGGGAAGGTCAAGCTGGGATTAGAAAGTCAGAACTTAGTCCAGAAGAAAAAAAGCAAAAATCCACGGAGCTTACAAATAGAGCAAAAAGTATAGAAGAGGAAATGCTTAACATGGTGAAAGACCCAGCAAGCAGATTTAGTGGCGGTGGTCGTGTGCGCGGTATGGGTGCGGCGACCAGAGGTGGTAATTTTAGCAGAAACGGTTAGGAGATTATTATGCGTAGAAAAGTAGCAAAGAAATCCAAGGGCATGGCCCGTGGTGGACGGATGAAGTCTAAAGCAATGAAGCGCGGTGGGCGGATGAAGTCGAAGGGCTATCGTGCAGGCGGACGTACCAAGTCCAAAGGTATGAAGCGCGGCGGTGCAATGAAATCTAAAGCGATGAAGCGCGGCGGAGTGACAAAGTCCAAAGCGATGAAGCGTGGCGGGGTGACAAAGTCTAAGGCTATGAAGCGTGGCGGCAAGGCAACTAAGCCTATGACATTGGCGCAAATCCGCTCTGCGGCTAAAGCAAAAGGTTACAAGTTAACCAAGTCATAATGCCTTATCTTCAAAGCAATATCCCGCACTTTAAGTGTTGGGTGCGCCGCGAATATACACACAACCATGAGGGCTATCATGGAGAGTTTCTCCATGCTATGGCAGTTGCAGTAACAACAATGCCCTGCCGTAGTCTTAGCTTTCAAGTGATATTCACGGGCATTTCACCAGAGGGCGAACCAGAAGACACCGTGCATGGCGGTGCTATGTGGGCGCGTATGCCTATAACAGGCTTAATGGCAGACATACCTGTTGATGACTGGCCTGAGCCTATGGACACCCATGATGCACAACCTTGGGATTGCTCTTCTCATCACCATGCTGTGTATGTCATAGATAGGGCAACACCATGCCCTTGGCTCGCTAAAATAGATGGCGAGATGTTTCCAGCCAAGTATCTGTTTACAGTAGATTATACAGAAAGCGAAATAGCTGACGACCCTGCACAGCACAAGCAAAGCCATGTTATGTATCTACTAGATGCAGGCGAGTGGACGGGCAACATTGTAGCTCTTCCCAACAATCGTGTGAGGGTCACGCACCCCGCATGGTTTGAGACAGGTGAAGGAGCGCCAGATTTTAAACCGTCTGCACATATACATTACAGCAAAAGTGATTTAGACTACACCTTGGATGTCAACAGAGTTTTTGACAATCTGTACGCCGAGGATGATTGATGGCCTACACGTTTACAACGCTTAAACAGGCAATACAGGACTACACTGAAAATACGGAAACAACTTTCGTAAACAATCTGTCGCGGTTTATTTTGCAGGCAGAGGAGCGCATATATCGCTCTATATCAGTTCCAGACCTGAGAAAAGTTGTAACTGCGTCACTGGTTGCAAATCAAAGGTTTCTAAGCAAGCCCTCAGATTTCTTAAACACATACTCAATAGCGGTGGTTCAGTCAGACAATACTTACAAGTTTTTGTTAGAAAAAGACCCTAGCTTTATTCGTGAGGCATACCCAACAGTAGCCTCAACTGGCGTGCCAGAGTATTACGCAAATCACTCAAGCACAGAGTTTATTCTCGCGCCAACACCAAGCTCCACGTTAACCATACAGTTGCATTACGCATATGACCCAGAGTCAATAACAGTTGCATCCAGTGGCACAAGTTGGCTTGGCGATAATGCAGAGGCCGCGCTTTTATATGCCTCTCTAATTGAGGCGTACATATTTATGAAGGGCGATGCGGATATTTTGCAGATGTATGAAAACAAATATCAAGACTCAATATCACAGCTATCGAACTTGGTTGAGGGCAGGCTGAAAAGAGACAGCTACAGAGATGGCGAACCAAGGATTGAAATGTAATGGGTGAGGCGTTTTTAAATTTACCAAGCGAACCCATCGTAAATGTCATCACAACAACCGACAGAGGGCTGACGGTAGAAGAGGTCGCCGAGCAGTGCCTAGAAAAAATAATATCTATATCTGACCAAGCGCCTCCGCCAATACGCGACCAAGCCCATGCTTTTAAGGAGCATCTAAGGCCACTACTGATAAATTATATGCGACAGGCAGTTAACAACGACAGAACTACGATATATAATGTACTGACAAAAAGCGGACATGAAGATGTCGCTCAACATATTAGGAGATTGTGATGGCAATATCGCAAGCAATGTGTAATTCGTTTAAGATAGAGTTGTTGCAAGGAAAGCATAACTTTACTGCTTCAAGCGGTCATAGTTTCAAAATCGCCCTGTTTACCAGCAGTGCAAGTCTGGGAGCGACTACTACAGACTATAGCACAAGCAATGAAATTACTAACACAGCCGGAAGCGCCTATAGTGCAGGGGGCGCGGCCCTTACCGTGCCTTCAACCTTTCCAAAGGCGGCGGATGATTCAGCTACTACGGCGGTTGTAGACTTTGATGATGTGAGTTATAGCAGTGCGAGCTTCACAGCAAATGGCGCTATAATCTATAATACAACAACCGCAGGCGGGTCTGGAACAACAGATGCAGTTTGCGTTTTAGCTTTCGGGGGCGATAAGACAGCCTCTAACGGAACCTTCCAAATACAGTTCCCGACAGGAACAGGCGGAAGCACAGCTATTATTCGTATAGCATAGGTGTGCCGTGGCATTTGTCATCAAAGACAGGGTCAAGGAAACAACGACCACAACAGGCACAGGAACGCTATCTTTAGCGGGTGCCGTGACAGGCTTTCAGTCTTTTTCGGTTGTGGGCAACGCTAACACTACATTTTACTGCATCACAGATGGCACAGACTTCGAGGTAGGTACAGGTACATATACATCCAGTGGAACCACCCTTTCACGCGACACAGTCCACGAAAGCTCAAACAGCGGCAATAAAGTTGACTGGGGCGCAGGGACAAAGGATGTCTTTGTTTGCCAGCCAGCAGAACAGGCTGTTCATAGAACAGCTACAGGCACTAATTACTTTGAGGTAACAACTTCAGCACCCACAGACGGTAGTGGCTTTCCCGTAGGATACATTTGGTTTGTGACCGCGTAGGGGGCAACCATGCCAGACGTAAAGCTATGGAACGGGTCGGCAATTAAATCACTTAGGCGTGTCCTTGCGAAAGGCACAAATGCTACGTTTTTTGATGTCAATTATATTGTTGTCAATAATTCCTCTAGAAACCCTGTAACAGTCTGGAACGCAATCTTTCAGACAACTCGCGCAACAACAACAACATTTGCGACCACAACAACATTCGATACAACGACAACATTCTCAACATCGTTTAATACGACTGCAAGCACAACCACTACGTTTGATACAACGGTATCAACAACGCGAGACACAACGACTACCTTTGATACTACTCAGTCTACGACCACTACGTTTTCGACAAACACATCTACAACCACTACTTTCTCAACAAGCAAGTCTACAACGACTACCTTCAGCACAAGTAGGTCAACTAGTCGTAGCACTACAGGCGCGTATACGAGTTATCAGTATTCCGCTGGCTCAACAATGTGGGAAACTGGTTTAAGCGGTCAGATTAAATGGAGCGGGACAACAGTTTCATCATATCCGGGGCCGAGTGCTACCGATACCACAAAAACATATGGCAGTTACGATTACCAACGAGGGTCATTTGTCGAAAACTTTGTAACTACTGGTAAGATTCCATTTACCTATTCCCGATACCAAGTGAGAAGGCGGCTATCTAGCACCACAACCAGCTTCAGTACGTCATTTAATACTACCCGCTCGACAACCACTACATTTAATACAAGCAGAAGCACAACAACTACTTTTGATACAAGTCAGAGTACGACTACTACATTTTCAACAAGCGCAACTACTACGACTACTTTTGATACAACGCAAAGCACAAGTCGCAGTACGGATACCACATTCTCAACAAGCCGAGATACTACCTCGACTATCTCAACAACAAGGTCAACGAATACGACAAAGTCAACAAATACAATTATATTCCAAAGAATTACAGGCACAGGCACTGGCGCGTTAACAGAGGTCACAAGTGGCGATGCCAACAACTTACGATATTGGGACGGTAGCTCATGGAACGAAGAATAAAAGAACTAGAAACACAGATAGAGCATTTAAACAGAAAGTTTGAGGCAATGATTGAGGTGCTTTCAGAGTTTATATACGACCACGAAGAGCGTGCAGAAAAACTAGCCGAGCGGCTGGGCAATCTAGAAGAAGGGGGAGATGCCAATGCCGTTAATGAAAATGAGTAGAAATGAAACCCTAGGCGACTTGCACACACATTTTTTTAAGTCAGGTAATATTTTAAGAAATAAAAATATGAATCACCTTGCGGCGTATGCCGAACTTTTTCCGACTGATGTCAAGGTAGAGTATGACCTTTGGTATGATGCCAACGACAGGAACAAGGTTCATGGATATGTTTGGACTGACGCTTGTAATAAATTTATTTATATCCGCCCTGCCTGCACAGTAAGAAGCGTTACATTAATGAATGAGTGTGCGGCATCAGGCGCAACAGACACGGGCCGTGAGTTGGTTAGCTATATAGGTCGAAGTGCATCAGACAAGTATAAGTCACAAAAAATAGTACCACAGCATGATTATGTAATTTTTTTGCCCGGAACTAATATATTTAAAAAATTGGTAGACCTCTCACTTTTACAAAGAGAGGTTAAAAAGGGAGCTATCGTTAAGCCGCACCCCCTTACTGCAATACCGTTGAGAGCATACCTAGAGGCAAACCTACCAAAAGAAAGCATTGCCGATAGAAGGCTGTCTGGACACGGCTTATTAGCTGGCGCTAAAAAAGTTGGAACATATACAAATAGCGAGATGGGTCTAGTGGCTTTGGCGGCAGACAAGACAGTTGTAATTATGAATGATGTCCGCGAGGTAACAACATATTCTTCAATATACAACGCCATATCTCCCGGCCTAAAGCCAAGCAAAGAAAGATTTGAGGCGATGCTGTCGAGGAAAAACTCAGGAATAATTGTTGATTGTTCGGATGACGCACAGGAAAGAATTAATGCGTTCTTTGCACAGTATGAAAGTTGCAGGTAGTCGCATGGAGTTTGTCGTCATAGAATTTAATGACCTAACGCCGCTATCGGTAAATTCAATAAAAGAGTTTAACCCAGACGCGGAAGTTACCGTTGTTCCTGTGGGGCCGAGCGCCGTTGCTTCCGCCCTGTCAGTTATAGAAGACAAAGCATTAGTAATGAAAAGCGGCGTTGTATTTCGTGGAACTGAGCGTGACATCCCCATAGATAAAATGAATGACTATCCAATAGCCATATCGGAGCTTGCGGTTTTTGCAGACCACCCGAACTGTGAACACATATATGAAATGATGAACTCCAGTCTTGCGGGTGGGGTTTATGATTTGTCTATATTTTTACTAAATCCAAAGCTGTGGAACGCCCCACCTAAAGCAGATACTGGATTTCTCAAGGACATGAAAAGATTAAAAATGCCAAGGTATATGAATCATCGTGAAGATATAGCGGTGGGCAAGGGCATACCCGCTCATATCTGTTTGCAATACGGTGCGCTGGGACTCAGTGCCTTAACATTAAATTATGTTGAATGTATTATGAAAAAAGAAGCTAATGTTGGAGAAACTATGGCCTATCTGTTTGATGGGTTGGAGCCATATGTCGGTGGTTTAGACCAAGAAAGCTCCCTGTTTATTCAAGGGGCGGCAGATAAAACCAGACAAAGGGTCGGAAAAATTAGAGATGCTTATGCAAATATGCAAGGCGTAGAGGGTGTAATAGATGTCCATTAAAGTTGAAGTTGTTGATGGCACATTGTCCAAAAAAGAGTATGAAAGGCTGTATGATGATGCCTTTGGATATATTAGCAAGGCTCGACAGGTCGGTGAGAGCTTCGGGGTAGACATAAGAGACACCATGTGGGAAGGCTATCAAAGGCATAAACAGTTATTATATAAAAACAATGGGTATATCTGCGGGGCAGGAGCTTATGAATTTGCAAAAATAGGAAACGAAAAATGGATGTCGTATAAGTTTCCAACCATTGGCAAAGATAGAAATGGCTCTCGCGCATGGTTTTATGACGAAAGTTTTCAAAAAAGCAATTTAGATTGGTTTCGGCGCAATAATTGTGTGGGGTTCTTTGTAGGCTTTCATCCCGGCTCAAACGCTGGAAACGCGGTTGCCACAGTGTGGGGAAGAGAATTCAATGGAACTCAATATTTTAATAAACCGGAAATAAAAGAGCAGGAACCCCCGTGGATAGACATTGACGGGGTGGTCTATTCTACAGATGAAAAAATATATATTCTGAGGGCTGTGCTGTGAGCTTTGGTGGTTTTTTATCTTTTAGTGAAAACTCTTTTTCTACCTCTGTAGCGGGTGACGCTAATGTTTCCGTAACAGGCGTAGGAGGCACAACGGGGCTTGGCACTCCTTTGCTTACGTTTGGCGGTACGTTTCAAGTATCGGGGTTAGCGGGAACAACAGGACTAGGCTCTCCTATAATTATTGGCGCGGGCGTAGCGGGCGTGACAGGCTCTGCAACCGTTGGTGGCTTGGGTGATGAGATAGTTTCTGCCGGAGCAAATGTAGATGTGTCGGGTGTAAGCGCAACAAGCGGCCTTGGGAACGAGGATGTTACGGGTACTGCCTTGGTTATCCCAACTGGTCAGGCGGCAACCGTAAGCCTAAATAGCCTTAGTTTGCCAGAAACTGTTGTCTTAACTGGCACAAGCGGAGCAACAGGGCTTGGAAGCGTAGACATTGGGCTTGGTCAAACATTGTTGATGACAGGTTTTGGTGCAACGGCATCACTAGGTGATGAAAGTATTTCGATTAGCAGAGATTTTACACCGACCGGAGTAGAGACAACAGGCGGCGTGGGCATTGTATTTATATGGGGCGTGGTAGATACGGGGTCAGATTCAGTATATAGTAATGTCAATACTGGCTCTGACTCTACATATAGCGGCGTTTCCACAGGAACCGAAACAACGTGGACAGATGTCGCGTAATGGAGAAGTAAATGGCAAGCACATATAGCAGTGATTTAAAGATAGAACTGATTGCGGACGGCGAGCAAGCGGGAACGTGGGGTAGCACCACAAACACCAACTGGCAGTTAGCTGAAGAGGCTATTAGTGGCAAGACAACAATCACAATAAGTAGCGCAAAAGCACAGGCTTCCCCAGAGGACATACCCGTTTCTGAGGGCGCATCTTCCACGGGTCGTCACGCTTTTATAGAATTAAAAGACGCTGGCTCCGACCTAGGCTCGCTTCAGCATTTCAGGCTTACACCAACAAATGTAAACAGGCTTATCTTTGTAAGAAACAGCCTGACCACCCAGTCTGCCCACATAAGGCAAGTCACTACTTTTTCTACAGATACAGACGAGGGGCTTACGCTTACTAACGGAGAGACTGCCCTGCTTCACTTTGATGGGGCTGGCGCAACAACCGCTAAAGTCATCCGCGTTCTGTCGGCGTCAGAATTTTCAACGCTTACAACAAGCGGAGCGGCAACGCTAAACTCTGCGGCAGTTACCAACAATTTGTCGGTTGGCGGCAACATTACCGTTACAGGCACTGTTGATGGTGTTGATGTGGCAACACTAAATAGCAACTTTAATTCTATTTTTAATAGTGCGGAATATGTAAATAGGAACGCGGCAGACACATTAACTTTAATCAAAGGAGTTGATGGAACTGGCTCTGGTCTTGATGCAGATTTGCTAGACGGGCAAGAAGGCAGTCATTATTTGGATGCGTCTAACCTCACAGGAACAATCGCCTCGGCCAGACTGCCTTCGATAGACGCGGCAACGCTTGATAGCTTGGATAGCACCCAGTTTTTAAGAAGCGATGCGGTTGATGAGATAGCCGCCGCAGGCGTTCCTCTTAGTGTTAACAGCACAGATAGCAATGCAAACAAAATTGCATTTGACGACAACGGAAGTGTTCGTGGTCACATAGGCGCTAGTTCATCTTTTGTTTTTATTGCCGCAGACTCAAGCGGAACCGCTGAATTTACTGTTGATAGCTCTGGTAACGGTGTTTTTGTTGGCGATGTAACTGCTAATTCAGATATTGCTTTTAAGTCAGACATTGAAACCCTAGACGGGAACAAGGTCTTTGATATGCGCGGCGTGTCTTTTATGAAGGACGGGCGCAGGGGTAGCGGCGTTGTGGCTCAAGAAATAGAGAAGATAGCACCGGAGCTTGTGCATGTTGGCCCCGATGGAAAGAAGTCTGTGGCATATGGCAACCTAGTTGGATACCTGATTGAAGCTGTAAAAGACTTACAGAAAGAATTACAGGAGGTTAAGGGTGGCCTTACAGACAAGCGGTAGTATCAGCCTCTCTGAGTTGGCATCCGAGTTCGGCGGCTCTGCGCCCCACTCGCTTTCGGAGTATTATCGTGGTGGGGCAAATGTCCCGACAACTATAACAACAGGAGTACCTCAAGGAAGTTTTACTGCCTTTCAAGGGAATGTAACTGGCGCTACAGGCGCGACTGGGACGGTAACTTCAGTAAATTATTTTTGGAAAGTCTTTCTTTTTACTTCCGCCGTTGTGTGGAATGGGGTGGATAAACCAAATACAAACCCAATAGAGACTGCGGGTATTCTTTCTGGCCCTCATACGCAAACATTATTTCTTTCAAATGATGGGTTTGAATATGAAAGAGGGTCGATAATAGGTAATTTTCAAATTCCAGCAACAAGCCCCGGCTTTGTCTTCAACGCCAACCTTTATCAAGTCAGGCGCAGACAGGCCGCAACAGAAACAAGTACAACAGTTAACACAGGCATCCCGTCAAGTGGTCAAGTCAGCCTTACAGATTTCTATGGCGGCAGAAAAACATAATGGCACTACAGAAGTTACAGTTTAGGCCGGGGATAAATAGGGACACGACCTCGTATGACAATGAGGGTGGATGGTTTGACTGTAATCTAGTGCGGTTTAGGAATGGTGTTCCAGAAAAAATTGGGGGCTGGTCTAAATATACTTCGTCTGCCACAGACGGAAAGGTGCGGGGGCTGTTGCCTTTTGTGGCACTAAACGGCTCTGAGTATTTAGCCATAGGTACATCAAAAAAATATTATATATATGGCAGTGGCGTTCTTAATAATGTTACCCCAGTTAGAAAAACATCTTCCCTAACAAATCCATTGGCCGCAACAAACGGTTCTGCAACAGTTACTGTCACGGACGCAGGACACGGTGCCGAAGTGGGTGACTACGTTACATTGGCTGTAGGCACAAATATGTCAGGGAGCGCTTTGACAACAACCGTGCTTTCAAAAGAATATGAAATACAAAGCGTCCCATCTGACAACACCTACACAATAACTGCTTCAGTCAACGCAGATGCGGATGATTCCGGTGGTGGTGGCTCTGTAACTGCGACCTACCAAATAAATACAGGGCTTGATAATCAGATAGCAGGAACAGGCTGGGGCGCATCTCCGTGGAACGGAAAGCTCGCTGGTGCGCTAACAACCACCATTAACGAGGGCGGCACATTCAGTGCGAGTGACACAACCTTAACTGTAGCCAGTGGGACAGGCATTGTTACAAATGATGTCATACGCATAGACAATGAACTGCTGTTGGTTACTGGCGTTAGCACCAATGACTTAACCGTAGTTCGTAGCTACGCAGGCGCTGGAACGAGCAGTAATGTGCAGACCGCCGGAACGGGCCTTGCAACGACCCACGCTAATGGCGCAACTGTTATCTTAATTAAGGGTAACGCATCCACAGATGTAGATTTTATTGCATGGGGCGCAGAATACACGTTATCTGAGATACGACTGGGCTTGCGCTTAATCCATCACGATTTATTTACAGAAGATATTATTTTTAATATCAGAGATGGCGCAGTTTATTATTGGGATACATCAGCAAATCAAGCGACCTTTAGTCCAGCGATAGAGCTAAAAGACCTGTCTGGAACAGATGGGTTTGCCCCAAGGGTGGCAAAGAAAGTAATTGTGTCGGATGTTGACCGCCATGTTATTGCTTTTGGCGCAGACAGCATAGACGACCTAGGCGTTCAAGACCCTCTAATGATAAGGTTCAGTAGCCAGAACGACCCTACGCAATGGTTCCCAAGAACAACAAACACGGCAGATTTTCGCAGATTGTCGGGCGGCACAGAGATTGTTACTGCTGTGCAAACAAGACAAGAGACACTTATATTTACGGATGCCAGCCTTCACACCATGCAGTTTGTTGGCCCGCCATTTATATTTTCTATAAATCAAATATCTGGACAGACGACAATTATGGGGCCAAACGCGGCTGTTGCTGTGGATGGCGTTGTTTTCTGGATGGGCAAAGAAAACTTTTATATGTACACCGGACAGGTGCAAAAGATGCCATGCACTGTTAGGTCAAAGGTGTTTGATGATTTTAATTTAGGGCAAAGCGCAAAAGTAGAAGCTGGCGTAAACTCTGCCTACAATGAAGTATGGTGGTTTTATACATCAGAAGCCGCGTCAAATAATGATAAGTATGTCGTATACAACTATTTAGAACAGGTCTGGTATTTTGGCGACATGCCAAGAACTGCGTGGCTCGATAGGGGTATTTACGATTATCCTCTGGCGGCAAGCACAGATGGGTTTATTTATGAGCATGAGCGCATCCTAAACGATGGAAGCACATCACCAGAAACAGGGCTAAACTCATTTATAGAAAGCAGTCCGATGGATATAGGTGATGGCGACAGCTTTACTCTTGTAAGAAAACTTGTCCCAGACATAACCTTTCGCGGCTCAACGACAACTGATTCAATAGTAAATGTAACGCTAAAGGCACAAAATTATCCCGGCGGCGATAATTTAGAAGAGGTTAGCTCATCAGTGCAGGCAAGTCAGGTGTCTCCAGTTGATAGGTTTACAGAAAAGGTAGACATAAGATTGCGTGGCAGAGCGTTTACATTTCGATATGAAAGCACAGATGTTGGCGTTAACTGGAGAGCGGGAGCGCCCCGCGTAGATATCAGAACAGACGGGAGGCGTTAATGCGTCAGTACACTTTTCCGCTGTTTGGAACATCTGGTCTTGAGTATTCGAGAGATGTGGCTTCGCAACAAGCAAACTCTTTTAACATACTTGTTCAAAGGCTTTTGAGTGCTGGGCCGTGGCGAGCCACAACGCTTACACTTACCAACACACAGCAGGGCGACAGTGGACTAGAGGCAGGAACTCTTTTTCTTGATGGAAATATAGTAAAGATAACACAGCTTAATATAGCCCACCCCGGCAGTGATATAGAAGGGACTACTGAAGTCGGCACAGTTCTTGTGTCAATTAGTTAGATGTAACTTTATGGATAACAAAAAACTAGAAAAGGGAAGCAGATACGAAGCGCACGACTTGGACGGCGATGGCGTTGTGACAGACGAGGAGATTGCCCGCGAAAAAGAAATGGTCGAACTGGAGTTACGAGAGGAGAAAGCAGATGCACAACAACGTATGGCATGGGTTGCTATGGGAAGTATGCTCGTTTTTAGCACAGTCCTTTTTTTACCTGTGGTTCCTGACAGTCGTGTTAACGCTCTCGCTGACCTCCTTGGTCTTTTCTATATCGCTCAAGCTGGCGTTGTGGGTGCATACATGGGTGTATCAGCGTGGATGAGCCGAAAATAATTTATAGGTATGAAGGCCCAATAAACAAGTATCGACAGTATAATCTGATGCAAAAAAAGAAACGGCGATTAAAAAAAGAGTGGAACAAAGAAACAGGTAAATTTAAGGGGTTCTAAATGTTAAGTGTAATAGGTTCTCTCATAGGCTTTGCAAGCAGTACAGCCCCTGCCATAGCCGACCATTTCAAACAGAAAAGCAATCAAAAGTTCGAGCTTGAGCGCATGAAATATGCCGCCGAGTTACGCAAAGATGGCTATGACTTTGAACTCAAAGCACATGAAGCGCAGGCATCGGACAAAGAACATGAGAGATTAATACAACACGACATCAGTATTAACAAAGGTGAGGGTATTATATCTGCCCTGCAACGCTCAGTGCGCCCCGTAATTACATATTGTTTTTTTGGTTTGTTCTTAGCGATAGAAATAACTTTGCTAAGAGAGGCGTTAAACAATGGAATGGGAGTGGGTGAGTCACTGCAAATATTGTGGGACGAAGACACCAAGGCCATATTCGCCGCAATAATTAGCTTTTGGTTTGGCTCAAGGGCCATAGATAAAGCAAGGAGCATAAAATGAGAGATATAAATGAAATAATCGTACACTGTTCAGCCACCCCAAAAGGGCGCGATGTTGATACATCAGAGATTAGAAGGTGGCACACTGAAGACAATGGGTGGTCAGATATAGGCTATCACTTTGTTATAGAGCTTGATGGTGATATTGGTGTGGGCAGGCCACAAGAAAAATCAGGCGCACATTGCAAAGGCAAGAACTCTACATCTATTGGTGTGTGCTATGTCGGTGGCGTAGCGGAGAGCGGAACTGCTGAAGACACCCGCACAGATGAGCAGAAAGTGTCGCTAGAAACTTTGTTGGGCTTGTTGAAAAAAAGCTACCCTAGTGCGATAATATACGGACATAGGGACTTTTCTGACAAAGCCTGCCCGTCTTTCGATGCCAAGTCAGAATACGCCCATATAGGAGATTGATATGGTTCTTCCACTTATAGGCTCAATATTAGCACCGACTCTTTTGGGTGGGACAGCTTTTGCTGGCGGTCTTGGACTTACTGGCGCGGGGCTTGCTGGCTTGGGCGCTGGTCTTGGCTCACTGGCACAGGGCGATGATTTAGAGACAGCCCTTGGTACAGGTCTGACATCAGGACTTACGGCAGGCATAGGAAGCAAACTTCTAGGCGGAATGGGCGGGGCTGGCCCCACAGGTCTTCCAGAAGGGGTTACAGAAGCTACTACAAAGGGTGTTACAAAGGCTCTTGGTCAAGCAGGGGCTACAACACCGACAAATATTATTGGCATGGAATTAGCGCCAGAAACTATAGCGTCACAAATTAATAAGGCGGGCGGTTTGGCTAAAGGCGCGGATTTAACTAAGGCAATAGGCGATGTTTCAGGCATGTCAGTAGCTGGTAGCAACCTTGGTGCGGGCTTACTCGGCGGTACGGCGGCAGGGGCTATGCAACCTATGGAGCCAATGAAATTGCCGGGGAGCAAAGCTGTTTACAAAAAGACCAGCGCCCCAGATGACAGGGGAACACCAATAGGTGGCGACACCCGCAAGGGCATAGAGGCAGACTATGGATTTGAATTGCCTGTTGAAGATGAGGGGCTTCTTAAACTTGCTGAAGGTGGCGGTGGATTAAAGGCTTTACCATCAGCGGACAAAAATCCCGGCCTGCGTAAACTGCCTGAAGGCGTCAGAAACAAAATGGGCTACATGCAGGAAGGCGGCATCACTTCTATGATAGAGGGCGGCTCACCTGATACAGGAAAGAATGACAAAGAAATTATTGCCGATGCAGTGCGTGCTATTACAGGCAAGTCCGAAACCCCGCAGGAAGACTTGGCGATGTTTGTTTCTAAATTTGGAGAAAGCGCTCTTGAAGATTTAGTTGATAGAGTGCGTAGCGGTCAATTTGGTGCAAACCGTATGCGCGGTGGCGAAGGACTACAGCGCGGAGCGGGCGATGGCATGGATGATATGATACCAGCCAACATAGATGGGGAGCAGGATGTGCTTCTTTCTAATGATGAGTTTGTTGTACCCGCCGATGTTGTTAGCGGAATAGGCAACGGCTCGTCAGATGCAGGCGCAAAGGCGCTATACGACATGATGGATAGGGTGAGAACTGCCAGAACGGGCATGACAGAACAACCACCCGATATACCGCAGGAGGCCATGTTGCCCGTATGATTGTAACTGTTGTCCCACGGGACGCTCTAGACACGGCTTGGCCTGATGCGAGGGCGTTACTAGAAGATGCGGTAAAGACGCAGAGGCACTCTTATCACATTACTGATGTGTACGAGGGTATACAAACCGGAATGTATGAACTCTGGTTTGTTCTTGAAGAAGATAAACCTATTGCGGCCTTTACTACCAGAATAGTCAGGATGCCAAACTGCAAGACATTAAGTATGGATTGGGTAGGCGGAGACAAAATGGGTAAATGGTTGCCAGATGCGCTTGAAATACTCACAAGATATGCAAAAGACCATAACTGCAAACATCTTGAGGGATACGGAAGAAAAGGCTGGGGCAGAGCGTTAAGTAAGTTTGGATGGAAAGTAAACTACATTGCTTATAAATGTGAAATCGGTGAACCTTATGATGATGAGCCAAAACAAATTAGAATTTGATGACCTTCTGGGTCAAGCAATAGAATGTGAAGACGAATGGCTTGATAAAAAGCTAAACGGACACCTGTGCTATGGCAAGGGTAGCAAGGCTCCGGCAACGACAACATCCAATGTAACGCAAACTAATCTGCCGGAATATCTGAAACCATACATGGTAAATCTGGCAAACAGGGCCGAGCAAGAAAGCAAAAGACCATACACACCATATAGTCGTCCAAGAATTGGCATGCTAAGTGATGACACACTAAGCGCTAACCAAGCTGTTAGAGATATATTTGGTATGGGACAGCCGGGAATTGATGCGGCAATGGGGGCAACTGCTGGTAATTTGGCGTACATACAAGACCAAATGACAGGGCCGGGAAGTCAGCCGTTTCAGTTTACTGGGTTCCAAGGATTTGATGAATATAATTTTCGCGACCCGACAGAGTTTTCAAAGTTTGATTTTCAAGACGTTTCCAAGTTTACGGATGAGGGCGTAATAGAAGATTATATGTCCCCATACATGCAGAATGTCGTAGACAGGCAAAAGGATGCGGCAGTTAAAGACTTCCAGCGTATGCAACAAGGGCGAGATGCACAGGCGATACGACAGTCTGGCGGTTTAGAAAGCGGAAGAAAGTTCTTGCAAGACATGCTGGCTGAAGAAGATTTGCAAGACCAGCTTGGCGATATACAAGCACAAGGCCAACAGCAGGCGTTTGAGCAAGCGGCTAGTATGTTTGGTCAAGACCGCACTGCTATGATGGAGCAAGAAAGCAGACGCTACAACGAGCTTGCGGCAAGAGAAAGAGCGCAAGCTGAAGAGTTTGCCCGCGCAGGCGACCAAGCCGCCGCCGAAAAAGCTAGAGTACAGGCGGCGCAGTACGAAGACTTTGCCAGAACTCAAGCTAATCAAGCGCAAGAAGATAGAGCGGCGGCGCAGTTTGGTATAGATGCGGCTGGAGCGGCAAGCGAACAAGCGGCTCAACTTGCTAAACTACAGCAAATGGCTCGCGCTGGAGACTTAGAAGCAATACAAGCCTTGGGCGCGGTAGGCCAACAGTTAGACTTGCGCGAGCAAGCCGCCCTTGACCTAGACTATGAAGACTTCCTGAGACAACAGGGATATGGCAAAGAACAGCTAAACTTCTTGAGTGGTATATTAAGAGGTATGCCAGCGCAAATGGGTCTAACAGAGCAACGCCTATTACAGCAAAACCCACTGCAACAAGCATTGGGTGCTGGCATTGGCGGGGTGAGCCTAATTAAAGCACTGGGGGGCTAATCCATGAATGTATTAGAAGTGCAGGATGCCCTCAAAGATTTTTCTCAAGAGCAACTTGTTAAAGAAATGCAAATGCCAAGCGGTCAAGCACCGCAGTTTCTGGTGCTGTCAGAGTTAAACCGCAGACAGCGTATGAAGCAGGACTTTGAGGCGCGACAGGCACAGCAACAACCAACAGTTGCAGAAAAGCTCGTAGCCGCCGCAGGCGCACCGCAGGGTGGCATAGGAGCTATGGCGCAATCTATGGCTCCGCAAACAGACATGGCTATGAATACAGGTATTGCCCAAATGCAAGAGCCAATGAGCGGCGAGGCTATGGGTATGAACATGGGTGGTAGCACTTCCCCCATTTATGGCGGTAGCACAGGCAATCCTAATCCGTCATTTTTTGACAGACTGATAACGGGGCTAAAACCATCGAATTTTGGAAAATCATATCGTGATTTGTACGGCGTACGGCCCGGCCCCTCTAACACCTATGGTGAGGGTAAACTTGGAATAAATCCTGCCACAGGAAAACGGATTCAGAACGCCGATGACGTTGAAGAGGCTTATAGGCAAATGGTTGGCATGAAGCCAATGGGCGCTCAGGGTTTCGGACTTGTCCGTGGTGGCGCGTCCCAAAGCGAAGGCACAGAAACAATCCAAGACCGCATCATGGATTTGATGGAGCAACGTCAGAAGAGCGCAGACATGGACAAGTATCTTGCTCTAGCTCAGGCAGGGTTTACCCTCATGCAACCAACAGAGGGCGGCTTTGGGGAAGCCCTAGGCAAGGCTGGCGTGGCTGGCATACAAGCGTATCAAGACGCTTCTGATAGATACCAGACAGGCTTGGCGGATGTTCTTGACACGGAGATAGCGTTACAGAAAGCGGCGACTTCTGGAGAAACAAGCGGAGATAGAGTTAAAAACTTCACAGAGACTTTGAAGGCACTAATCGACTTGCAAGAGTTAGGGGCTGGCGAAGTCGATTTAAGAAGTGACATTGAAAGCGTGCGGTCTAGATTAATGGGCGAGCTTGGTGGTCGAGGCACAGTCGATTTGGGTAGCTTGAGCAACTAATGATATGGGGACTATATATAGATTAGGGAAAAGCGGTCAGGTATATCAAGCGCAGATTGCGAGCAATAACCCCACGCCAAAAGAGCTTGAAAACTTCAAAAACCTTGTAGCTCAACAAGGCGATGAACTTCAAATATCAGCTCAAGAAATTGAAAAAATAACCAACCCGCCGGGGACAGCTTTAGGCAGGGGCTTCGGCATGGGCATAGACCAAACACAAATGATGTTTGGCAGGGCGCTTCAGTCTGTAGGCGAGAACCTTGGCTTCGCGGGTCTTGAAGAATATGGTGAAGAGGTTGTTGCTCACAATGAAGCAGAGCTACAAGACGTAGCGCAATACGCTACACGCCTTGAAGATGTGTCAGGGGTAGGGTCTGGCCTTACTTACGTTGGAGAAACTCTAGGACAAGGAATTGCAACGCTTTTGCCAGCGGCTGTCGGCGCGACAGGGGCGGCGGTGGCGGCTCCAGTGCTTGGCCTTGGCGCTGTGGGCGCAGGCATCCTGAGTGCAAGCGCGGGCGCGGCCCTGAACTACCCGATATTGTTTGGTGAAAATCTACTGGAACAAGACCAGAGCGTAGCAGAGGGTATAATACCGCATGTTGATGATGGCGCGGCGGCTTTGTTTGCACTGCCTGCAACATTTCTAGACACCCTTAGCGACAGGATAGTGCTTGGCTTGGGAGGCGAAATAGCAAAACCCCTTCTGACTAAAAAGTCTTTTATCTCAAGTAAATCAATGACCCCTGCTATGCAACAGAGCGCGAAAAGGGCGCTCGCTGGGCGGGCTGGTGTTGGTGCTTTTAAGGGCGCAATAACAGAAGTGCCAACTGAAATAGGTCAAACAATCTTAACACGCATGCAAGCTGGTAAGCCGATTGATAGCGAAGAAGCGATTAAAGAATATGTTGAGGTTGGCATCGCCGCTGGCATCGTTGGTGGTACAGTGCGCGGTGCCATTGACGCGGTTAAAGGCGAAAAAGAAAAAACGGTAGGAAAGACACAGCTAGAGGCAGACCGACTGGAAGAAATAGAACGGGCTAACGATGGTATAGCGCAACAAAAAGAGTACGACAGACTGTCGAACAGGGCGGCAAACCTTACCGAGATAGACGACCCGCAGATAGGTGTGCTTGAGCAAGAGGCCGTGCCGTTTAACGAAGAGAACATACCCCCCGAAAGCAGGGCGGCAGTTCTGTCTGGTATTAACGAAGAAGTTGCAACCAACTTTTCCCCTGTAAAATTATCTCATCTTAGCAAGGCAGAACAAAAAAAAGTTCGG